TCGTGTAGCACAATATGACTTCGATCAAGACGGCAAAGTCTCGTTCGAAGATATCAATCGTTTCTGCTCAGTGCCAGCAAGCCTTTTTGCTCGTGCTGATAAGAACAATGATGGGTTCTTAACAAATGCTGAAATGCGCACAGCAAAAGAATATCTTTTCTCACGCTGCTCAGCAACACCAAAGAACGCTTAATATAAAAAGGAGTTATAATATGAAGACAGTCGGTCAAAAATTGAGTAGATTTGAGGTCACTGGCGTCAAGCCAGGTGCACTCAATCCAAATGATGCATTCGAGAAGATTGATGATCTTTCTTTTCCTAATAAGTGGAAGGTCATTGTTTACTATCCAAAGGATTTCACTTTCGTTTGCCCAACGGAAATCGTTGCTTATGATAAGTTGAACAAGGATTTCGCTGATCGTGATGCAGTTCTTCTTATCGGTTCAACAGACAATGAATTTGTCAAGTTGGCATGGAAGAATGCTCATGAAGGTCTCAAGGCAACCACTTCATGGTTCTTCGCTGATACGCATCGCAATCTCGCCGATGATTGGGATGATCGTAGCACTAGCCTAGTTGAGCAACTTGGTGTGTTCTACAAGCCAGCAGGTGCTGCTCTTCGCGCAACATTTATTGTTGATCCTGAGAATGTCATTCAGCATGTCACTGTTAACAATCTCAATGTTGGTCGTAATGCTGATGAGACACTCCGTGTTCTTGATGCGTTGCAGACTGGTGAACTTTGCCAGTGCAATCGTCAGGTTGGTGAAGTGACACTGACTGTTGGCTGATATGAAAAAGAAAAAAGTTCGTGTTTGCCTCGGGTGCGGCTACCAATACGACGAAAAGAAGTATGGTAAGTTTGAAGATCTAGATGAAGATTTTCTCTGCCCCGAGTGCAAATGTGAGAAAGATATGTTTGAAGAAAGGGAAGTTGAACAATGAGTTGGACTGAAAGCATTAAAGAAAGTCTACCTGACTATGCGAAAGATATTCGTTTGAATATTGATGCTGTTCTATTGCGCAGTTCTCTTGACCCTGCTCTTGCGCATGGATGCGCATCAGCGGCAGCGTTTGCTGCTGGCAATTCAAGATTGTTGACCTTGATTGATGCTGCAATTGATGATCGTAAAGAAGCAGATGCTGCTTTGACTGCTGCAACAATCATGGCGCAAAACAATGTTTGGTATCCATATGTTGAAATGGCAGAAGATCCTGCGCTGAAGGGATTGCCGCCAGGATTGCGTATGAATGGTATTATGAATCACGGTGGAACGACAAAGAAGAATTTCGAAGCATACTCTCTCGCCGCTTCAATCGTCGGGAAATGCCACTTCTGCGTCAAGGCTCATTATGATACTTTATTGAAGGAAGGTATGACTGTGGAAAATCTCAAAGATATCGGTCGTATTGCTGCAGTCATCACTGCAGCAGCAAAAGTGTTAAGTGGCTAAATAATAGACCAATTTAATGGTTGTAAACTGACAATTAAAGGTGTTCTGGACTCGGGTTCGACCCCCGACATCTCCACCATCTACGGGGATGAATTTGGCTTCGACAGGGCAAGTAATAACCTGACAGCAACCAGTGAGGCGACTGACTTAATCAGCGCAAAAACCGTAAATGCAAACGATGATTCATTTACACCTATGGCTCTCGCTGCTTAATAAGCACATTGAGTACAAAGAGTTGACCGCTCGGTAACAGAAAGGTCTGGGGTGGTGGTGCGAACCACCACCCTTTTCTTTCGCTGCAATAATGGAGGCAACTAACATGAATGCAGTAGATATACTTTGTAATGTGGAAAAATATTTTGATCGCAATCACAATTTGTTCATTCGATTTGGTGGACTCTTTGCGTTAGTATTCTTTACGATGTTTGTGCCATATAGTATGGTAGATCGTATGAATGAGAAACTAGAAGCCCAGCAAATTGCGAATGATGTTCTTACATCAGAACTCACAACACTCCATCGTAAAGTTGAGTTTCTAAATCTTTCTTATGAGAAAAAGCAAGCAGTTCTACGAGAAGTAGAATGCCTCGCTCGCAACATCTACTTCGAAGCAGGTGGTGAGCCTCGTGCTGGCAAGATTGCTGTTGCTGAAGTCACCATGAATCGCGTCAAGAGTCGACAATTTCCAAGAACAGTCTGTGGTGTTGTTCACCAAAAGACAAGAGGAACCTGCCAGTTCTCTTGGGTTTGCGAGGGCAAGAAAAATGTATATCGCAATAGTGATGCTTGGCGCGAGTCAATCAAGATTGCTGAGAATATATTGATTTCCAAACACCATTATGGTATAATTGGATCTGCAAAATACTTTCATGCAACTTATGTTGAACCTGAGTGGGCAGAAAGCAAAAGAGTTATCAAGAAAATTGGTCAGCATATTTTTTATCATTGAGGCTTTATGCGAATAATTGAAGATGTGAAGTTAGACTTTAAAGATGTTTTGATCACACCCAAACGATCTGCTCTTGCTTCTCGAAGTCTTGTGAATCTTGAAAGAACATTTACATTTCGCAGTGGTAATAGTTGGAAGGGTGTTCCGATTATTGCTGCGAATATGGATGGTGTTGGCACTCTTCAAATGGATGAAGAGTTAAACAAACTCAAGATGATGGTTGCTGTTACGAAGCACTATTCGCAAGAAGATTTGATTGATCACTTTATAAAGAAACTCAACAGCAGCGTTTATTCGATGGGCATCTCAGATGCGGACTTATATAAGTTCAATAAAGTTGTTGAATCAAATATCGTTAAACATTGGAACATTAAAGTTTGCATTGATGTTGCGAATGGATACACGCAAAGTTTCGTGGACTTTATCAAACAGTTCCGTGATGATCATCCAAATGTTTTGTTGATGGCTGGTAATGTTGTCACACCAGAAATGACTGAAGAATTAATTCTCGCAGGTGTTGATATTGTGAAAGTTGGTATTGGTCCTGGCTCAGTCTGTACAACAAGGAAGATGACAGGAATCGGCTACCCGCAGTTGAGTGCAATTATTGAATGCGCTGATGCTGCTCATGGTCTCAAGGGTCATATTATAGCGGATGGAGGGTGTTCCGTTCCTGGAGACATTGTGAAAGCATTTGCTGCGGGAGCCGACTTCGTAATGTTAGGTGGCATGCTGGCGGGACACAAAGAAGGTGGAGCAACGCCGCTTGGTGGAAATCAATTCTATGGTATGAGTTCAGATACTGCCATGACATTACACAATGGTGGCGTTGCGAATTATCGCGCCAGTGAAGGTAAGACAGTAGAGATTCCATATCGCGGTGAAGTAAGTAGAACACTACAGGATATTCTGGGTGGTCTACGATCGGCATGTACTTATGTTGGAGCAAGTGAATTGAAGGAGTTGAGTAAGCGCACGACATTTGTTCGCGTCACTCAGCAGTTAAACAATTCCTTGAGTGCATATGAGATCTAATATGGCAAGTCGCGAAGAAAAGAATAACTTCTCTATAATGATTATGGAGATGGCTCTTAAAGAAAAGATTGATCATATGGATGCAATTGCAACATATTGTGAAAGAAACAATCTTGAAATTGAGGTTGCTGCAACACTCATCAATGAATCATTAAAGAGCATCATTGAGGGTGAAGCGATGGAATTAAGATTTCTTCCGCGAGGTAGCAGACTTCCGTTATGAACGGATACGATCTATATTGCACCTATCAAGCCATCAAGTTGCATTTTAGCACAGAGCAATATAATTTCTTTCACTACGATGGTAAAACACGAGTATCGATAGATGCATTTCAAAAGCGTCGTGACAAATTTCTATTCCACCGTCTTGCGCGCAAGTATCGCGACGATGAGATGGTTCCATTTCTGGTTGCTAATTTTGTACACAGTGACGATAATTGGACCAAAAGTTTGCTTGAAGAAGAGGCTGAGCAAACTTACAGGGATTGGAAACGACGAACGGATTCGATGACTAAAATCTATTCTGACGATTTGCAGAAAATTGCAACCAAAGATAATTTCAATGACCTATTTAAAGTTGAAGAAGGTCAGTTCCCAAAGTTACTAGTATTGTTTATGCAAAACGAAGTAACAATGGAAACAATGGTAATCCTCAATAACATCTTCGACTTTATTCGAATCTGGGACAAGAAGATCAGTGATGATATTATCTATCCCAAGATTTCAAGAAAGATCCGCAAGTACGGTTCATTCTTGAATGTGAATGTCGACAAGTACAAGACTTTAACAAAAGAAACTTTACTTGCTGACTGAAATACTATATAATGATATTGTGATGATGAAAAAGTGGACAAGTCGATATACATTTAATACAACGATATACGGAGAATACAAATGAGTCTATCAAGTCTTAAGAAGGGTTCATCCCTTGATAAGTTGAAGAAGGCAGTCGAAGCCTCTTCTGCAGGTAACACTGGCGGCAAAAATGTTGATGATCGTTTTTGGCAACCAGAAGTTGACGCTGCTGGCAACGGATACGCAGTTGTCCGATTCCTCGATACGCCAGCCGTTGACGGTGAAGATGGTCTTCCTTGGGTTCAAATTTGGTCCCATGGTTTCCAAGGTCCAGGTGGTTGGTACATTGAGAATTCTCTCACAACTCTTGGAAAGACCGATCCTGTTTCTGAGCACAACACAGTTCTGTGGAACTCAGGTATCGAAGCAAATAAGGAAATCGCTCGTAAACAGAAGCGCAAGTTGACTTACATTGCAAACATTCTTGTGGTCTCTGACGCAAAGCGTCCGCAAAATGAAGGTAAGGTGTTCTTGTTCAAGTTCGGAAAGAAGATTTTCGACAAGATCAAGGAGCAACTTGAGCCGCAGTTTGCTGATGAGACACCAATGAATCCGTTTGACTTCTGGAAGGGTGCAAACTTCAAGATCAAGATTCGTAATGTCGAAGGCTATCGCAACTATGACAAGTCGGAGTTTGAATCTCCTGCTGCATTGTTCAATGGCGACGACGCGCAGATCGAAAAGGTTTGGAAGTCTGCTCACTCGCTCAAGGATTTCTTGAAGCCAGAAAACTTCAAGTCCTATGACGAACTCAAGGCGAAGTTGGATAAGGTTCTTGGTGCTGGTGGTTCAGTTGCTGCAACAGCAAAGCGTATCGATGATGAGGAAGTTTCGGCTCCTGTCATTCGCTCTGCTCCAGCCAAGAAAGTCACTGCTGAAGATGTTAGTGTCGACGATGACATGGCATTCTTCGAGAAGTTGGCTGCAGAATAATCTGTTTTAGAAAACTATTGATGTTTTCAGGGGGACGAAAGTCCCCCTTTTTTTTTATGCAAAGCCGACTGAAGTGAATGATGTAGGATGCGCGAAATCTTTTGATATTGCGCGATTAAATGTATCGTCAGCAAAACGAACATCAGCCTTTACAGAGTTATCTGATTTTTGTGGTGGTGCTGCTTGTTTGTCGCCACCACCACCGCCTGGAACTGGTACTGGAACAACACTTGGACCAGTTGAAGCCATAGAATTTTCTGCGCTCTGCTGCCCCAATTCTTCACCAGAAACTGCCTTACTCACTGCAGTCACTGCTTGTTTAGATTGATATGATTGACCATCAAGTGGAACAATGGCTTCAGTGCCGTGTAGAGTTGCGGGATATCCAGATTGCGGACCAGAAGCAACACCACCACCAGCAGCATACATTGGACCACCAGGAGCCTGACCAGTACCGCCAGCAGGAACTCCAGTTGGTGTATACTTTGTTGAATACTTATCAACCTTGGCGAGAATTTCTGCACCATATCCTTTATCAAGACCCAATCCAGCACCACCAATTGTCTGAGTAACTGCACGGTTAGCTGTCTTTTGATCAGAGAAATCTTGTTTACCTTTTAATCCTGCCATCACAAATGCAGCTGCAAGTTTGGCAGCAACTGCTGGATCATTTGCTTGATCTGGATTACTGATCAAATCAACACCAATCATCTTACCATATTTGGCGTAATTATTCTTACCAGTAATCTGAATAAATCCACGACCGCGATATTTCCAACCATCTCCTGGTTCTGTATTACCCATGCTTCGACCGATTTTATCGTTCATTCCATAAACTAATTCAGCCATGCCTTCTGGATTCTTCACTGCCTTTGCTTGAAGTTCTTCATCACTATATTTTTTGAGACGAGTAAATACGGTTCTAATTCTTTCAATAGAGGTGTAGTTTAGATTTTCTGATTTTGGTTTAAACCCAGATTCTTTTTCAATATTTGCAAGTAGTGCTGCTTGAGCATATGGGTTCGTAATTCCATATTCAGCCATCGCACCTTTTACAACACCAATTACAGCACCACCTGCACCACCACCTGCACCACCACCCCCACCACCTGCGGCTGGAGCAGAACCACCTGGCATATTTGATCCAGAAGGAGTTGCCGTTGGTGCGCCACCGCCGCCACCGCCGCTGCCACCACTGCCACCACTGCCACTACCTGCACCCGCTGCGCCACCTCCTGCTGCTGCAGTGATCTCGAGAGTGTCACCTGGCATTAGCTGAAGCGCGGCACGAGCACCACCCCCACCACCGCCAGCCGCTGGTGGTGCACTTGCAGCTGCTGGCGGTGCACTAGGAGCCGCTGATGGTGCACCACCGCCACCACCACCACTAGCAGTAGCTGATGATTTCTTTTCTTCTTGTGAATTTTCTGCTGGCGGCGTGACTTTGTCTGGTGATTCAATTGGTTTTTTCAAAAACTTGAATGGCTCAAAAGTAAACCCACCAATTGGTCCAAGCGTAAATGGATCAAGTCCTGGAAGATCAATCTCAACAGGACCCATTATTTCTGGAATGTCTAGTCTAATGGTAGTCAAGAAATCGCGAAGATTTTCCCAAACAGTTTTTGAAAGATCAACTATCCATTTAACACCTTTACTACCAATGTCCCAAATGAACTCAACTGCTTTCTTTAAGAAAGGGAAAGCAAATCCAATTGCACCACCAATCAGTTTATAGAAACTTTTGAGTGAGAAAATATCGAGAATTTCTTCAACACCCTCATTAACTTTCTTTACCTCTTTCGAAAGTTTATCAAGTTTATCGCCAGTTTCGTCTTTCTGTTCTTCTGGTGCGGCTTCTTTTAATGTTTGACTCTTCAAATCCGCATCAACTGCAGGAGTTGCTGTTGGAGCCATTGCGGCACCTGATGTTCCCGCTGCCGAAGCTGTTGATGTGGCGGTTGCCTTACTTGCAGAAGCAGTTGGCGAAATATTCATTCGCTGTCTTGCAGATTCTTTGCTTACGAATTGGCCAGTTTTCTCATCTCGATATCGACTGGCTTCTTTTGAATACTTGAGACCTGCTTGCTTCTCAAGTTTACGCATTTCTTTCTTAGATTTTGGTGCTGCTTTGGCTGGACTGGCGCGAAGTTTATTGGCAATACCGTCAACAGAAGATTTAATACCACCTACGATCTCATGAATTTTCTCAGATAACTCGTAGATCTTTGTAATCTGTTCGTCACGAAGTTTTGATTTCTCAGATTGTTTTTTCAATCCCTTCGTTGCCTTTGATTTACCTTCATCAGCCTTGGGATCTTTGATCTTGAACTTTTCGCGCATCTTCTCGAGTTCTTCTTTCGGAACTTCTTTTCCGAAAAACTTATCGAGCATTGCAGCCTGTTTCTCATCAGCAAGACCAAATGCCTTTGCAAACTTTCCATAACGCGATTGAACGCCAGACTTGGCTTCTTTATATTCTTCTTGCAGTTTATAGGCTTCTTGTAGACCTTTTAATCCACCAATGCCCTTCTTTATAACGCCGCCGCCAGCCTCGCTCATTTTCTGTTGAACAGCCTCTCGCTGCATCTCGAGTAAGTTTTGAACTTCCTCTTCTGAACCTTTCACTCGAGTGCTTCGACGCTTACGGTTCTTCTCTTTAAGACCAGTTAAACTTTTAGCACCTGTAGTTTTTATCTTCATCGTTTTCTTCTAGTTCTTGTAACTTTTGCAATCTCAGATTTCTGTTGCTGTTGTTGCAACTTAATCCTTTCCTTTTCTTCCTTCAACCAGTTCATAAGCATGTTTACATAGGTCTGACGCTCCCACGGCAACATATTCTCAATGTCGCTCAATGCATACTTATGGTGCTGAATCAAACCAAAGTTACAATTAAAATAATTCGCTAAATTGTCATAACCAAACATTAACCGAAAAAATCGTCGATTCCTTTTACAACGATTGTATGGTTAAAGGAGCACTTGCTGCATGTAACTTGTTTTGCGGTCTGCACATAAGGTAGAGTTGAAAAGAATGCCTTAAATCCTTCAAGTTGATCAAGACTCAAAGAACCCAAGAAATCATAAAACTCTTCCTTTGTTATAGATCCAGCCTCATACTTTGAACTATCATCAAACACATAATCTAGATGTTCGTAGATCAAATCTAGAATATTCTCTAGTGTATCAACTCTTGATGCAATAGAAGTTGAAATACTTATGGAAGGATATTTCAACATCATTCCAATTTCATCAGAGATCATAACCTTATTTGTGTGCTCTTCTGGCACTACAACTTCTACTGTGTTTAAGTCTACTTCAAATACCATGCTGTTGCCGCATCTTTCGCTTTCAACAACATTCTCGCATTTGTATGAAAGTTCCAGTGTTTCTCCCACTGAACGAAGTCGAAGATGAATAAAGATCATCTCCAAATCGAACAATGGCAAATTTTCAATATCCACTTTCTCATCGAGGCAGCAGTTATTGATAATTTGTTTTACTGTATCAAGCAACGAAGTCAGATCTTCTGCTTCCTTTGCCATCAACAATAACTTTTCTTCCTTCACTAGAAACGGTCGAAACTTTACCTTTCTGTTCAAAGATGTCAAATGCACATCAAATGTAGGATAACTAATCTTCGGTAATGCCATAATTTACTCCATATTAAATTCTTCCACCATACTGTGGAGACGATGTTACTGATGGTCTTGTCTTTAAAACACCAGAAGAAGCATCAGTACTTGGACGCACACGAACTGGTCCTGCTGGTGTATTTACGAGAGAACCCGCTGATCCAGTTTCGTTGTCGCCAACATTTGGCGCTGATTGCACTGGTTCTACTGAATCAATTGGATTTGTTCTAAATGGTAACCAGCGATCAAATTTAAATGCGACTGTCAAACGATGAATTTCGTCTGTACCCCAATTCAAATTCATTGCATTCACCGTAACAGGGAAAGCATTGATAAGTGTGCACGCATAAGAAACATGAGGCTTGTTAAATCTTTCTGGATCCATTGGTGTTCGTGTTGCTACTGTTGCGAGAGTTGGTCTCGTTTCACCAAGCTGAGTTTTGTCTGCTCTAAGTGCTTCTTCTCGCGTAAGTTCAGATTCATCTATTGGCATGAATTCGCTATACTGACGAATAATAATATCTGTAACATAGTTCATCTTGTAATTGACAAGATATGTTTGTTTTGGAATAATATTATCGAGCCAAGTGTCAAAGAATTTCTTTTCCCATAGATTACCAGCGCAGATAAACGAGAGTGTCACATCTCCGAAAGAAGGAGTACCTGCTAATGGAGTTGGTGCGCCGAAAATTTTGTTATCGATCGTATTCAGTGTATATCCTGGCAACTCTGCAGATTCGCACTGCAACGATAATTGTTCTGAAGTTCCCATATTCATTAGGAATGAGGGAACATTAATGATTACATCGAACTTTGAAGATTTAGCAAAACCTTCTCGAGAATCGAAGTGCGAGATAAACTGATTTACATTAAATGCCATTACTTTTTATATACCATCTTTTGTGTTGGTAGGAAAATTGCTGTTTCCCAATTACTTGGTTCGATGTATATCACCGAAGAAACGATGTGAGTGAGTAGATATCTCTTCAAACAATCCTGTATGAGTTTATATCGTTTTGACTTATTCAATAGATCATAAGATAAACGAAACTTGGTTGTGTCGTCATATTTATCGTTATTGATAAAATCTCCGAGTCGATCGAGTAGAATGAGACGAGAATATGGGTCTAGATAATGCAGATTCAATCCTAAGAATCCATCTGAATACATCTCAATTGGAATGACGAGAGGAAATTTATCCCAGACAGGGAGAACATCTTTAAGTTTAGGGTCGTATTGATAGGTATACATACGACCGATAAATGCTTTTGGTGAAATGCGCTTTGCATCGTTTAGAATGTTCGAGCGATCTGCAGGCATACGAAGTTTAGCAAGTTTGCCTCCGAGCCATGCTCTCGCTTCTGCACTTCTTGGCTTAATGCCAGCTGCAGTCATTTCTCGACTTAATTTATCAAATAGTGATGGCATTAGATTCCGAGATCATCCTCAGTTATAACTTGAAACTTCCATTGACGAGTCTTACAGTATTCAGATGCAGCCTTCCATTTCGCCTCATTCACTCCCCAAGTCATTACCTCATTGATATATCTACGAGTAATTTTACTCTTCTTTTCTGGAGGCTTCGCCTGATTTTTCGGCTTAACCTCTAATATCATTCCTTCTAACATACCCAGTTTATTTCGAACACGAACAAAAAAGTCAGGGAAATAACGATGCCAACGATTGTCAACTGGGGATAAATAAGGTATTACAATTTCTTCGTTAGACCACTCAATCACACTTGGGTTGGTATCTAAATGTACCATGACTCGGCGTTCCCACAGCGATCTGTACCAGATGTTTGTCGGATCACCTAAATATTTATTGGTATTTTTCGGACTGTATCTACCTGAATAAGCCATAGATTTATTTAGACCCCTCGGAAGAACTTAATGTCAACACCACTTACGCTGAATAGTGTTTCAAGAAATCTAGATCCAAACGAAGCAAAGGGTCCACTAGCAATTCTGGCTAAGAATGCGTTTGCAAGCACTGACCTTCGATACCCAATTAATCTTGGTACAAATAATTTCGAAGGGCTACATTATGTGACTTTCTATGTTAATGTGCAAGAAAAATCTTCATATAATATTCAAGAAAGAACTAATATCGGTCCGACCGCAAATCAAAATCGCGCAAATGATGCAGCCGCAGGTGTTGGTCAGATTGCCTCAGGAAATCAGATTATCAGTGATAGTACCATGGGGCAGTTATTTGCCGAGGGAACTGCAGGTGGTGTTTTCGGCGCGGCGATCGGTGGTGGTGCGGGAGCATTAGCAGCAGAGTTAGGTGGTCCAATTGCTGGAGTTGGAGCCGCAATTGCTGGTGGTGCTATTGGTGGTTTAATTGGCTCAACGATTGTCAGCTCCATCGATCTTTCTCGTAAAACAAAACGATTGAAGTCTACGATTTCAATGTATATGCCAGACACTATCAATCAACAGATCATTCATGAGTATGGCGAAATTTCCATGACAGAAGCACTTGGAATGGTTGGTGCCATTGGTCAAGGTGCTGCAGCTGTTGGATCCTCTATTGAAGGTTATATTAGTTCTACTCTTGGAAGTGGTGCAAAAGCAGATCTGAAGGGTGCTGGTGCAGGCTCACTGGCTGAACTGGCAGGAACTCTTGCCGAAAAATCTGGAGCGTTTGGTGGAGGAATTAAGGAAGCATTGCTTTTCTCTGCTGGACTTGCGCAAAATCCTCAGGTAGAAATTCTCTATCAAAAGACAGGTCATAGAGAGTTTATGTTTGATTTTAAGATGTCAGCAAGAAGCGAAGCTGAAGCCGCAGCAATCCGTAAAATCATTAAAGAATTTAAGTTTCATTCTGCACCAGAGCTCTTGAAGGGGTCATCTGGTCGTTTCTTCATCCCACCCGCTGAGTTTGATATCAAGTTTTTCTATAACGGAAAAGAAAATACAAATATTCATAAGATATCCTCATGCGTTTTGGTCGGCATCGATGTTAACTATGCAGCTGCAGGTCAGTGGACGACATTCGCTGACGGTATGCCAGTTGACATTTCAATGCAATTGAGATTTAAAGAGCTCGAACTTATGCATAAGGGTCGTATTGAGGAAGGTTACTGATGTCTAGTCTTGGATACTTTAATTATTTCCCAAAGTTGGTTTACACCTTTGATAAGAACACTATCAATAATCAAGCTGTAACAAACATCTTTGCTCGTTCTGCATTCTTAAAAGAAATTGCAGACAACTCTGCGATTTATTTCGAATACGAAGTGCAAGAATCAGACACCCCAGAGATTATTGCTCACAAAATTTATGGTAGTGCATTTCGCTCATGGCTTGTTCTTTTGTTCAACAAATATATTAATCCATTTTATGAATTTCCGATGAAGACGGTTGTTCTCGATGAGTATGTGAAGAACAAATATGATCAAACAATCACTCAAGCGCAAACTACCATACATCATTATGAGCAAGAAATCACAACCACAATCACTTTTAATGGTGTAAAATTCTACGAATCATCAGTCTCCTCTATCATTTCAGATAAAGAATATAATTTTGTGACTGAGACTCTAGTTGATCGCACAGTTCCTGGAACTGCTGATACTTCCGTTACAGTAAGTACAGAACAAAACACTCTAGAAAATGGTCAAGTAGCAACCATTGTAACGCGAAATAAAGCGATCTCAAACTATCAAAATGAGATTAATGAAAACGAAAAGCGCAGAAAAATAAAACTATTAGATCCTGCGTATGTAACTCGAGTTGAGCAAGAATTTAAACAATTAATGAGTCAGTGATGGCTGAAGATATTGGCGTAACAGGTTCGAAAAATTTTGATGTTAAGGTTCTAGAGATCATCAATTCTGGAGGTCAAACTGTCGACCTTCGAAAAATCTATATTGAACTGCAACTATTTCAAGACATCTATTCATCTGTTATGAGTGGAAGTATTGTCGTGCAAGATGGTCATGACATCTTTAGTAACTTTTACTTTTGCGGTAATGAGTATTTAAAATTGTCTATTGACAAACCGTCTCTAGGCAAACCAATCGAAAAGATCTTTAGAATCTATAAGACTGGCAGCAGAAAACCTGCTTCTGATTCAGGTCAAACATTCGTACTTTACTTTTGCTCTGAGGAGTTAGTTTTCTCAAATCAAAAGAAGGTAAGCAAAGCATACAAGGGTAAGAAAACCGTCGATATCGTTCGTGATATTCTATTGAACGAATTAAAGGTTGATCCATCTAGAATTAAAAAGATGGATACAACAAGCGGTGTTTATGATTTAGTGGTTCCAGGAATGAATCCTCTCGAGGTTATTCAATGGGCTGCATCTCGTTCATATGATGCCAGTAAACCACCAAAATACTGTTACTTCTTTTACGAAGATCGAGATGGATTCCAGTTTAGATCTTACAATACTCTAATCAAAGAGAAGCCGCTTAAGACATTAAAATACGAAATCAAAACAGTTGATCAAGACCCAGCAAATAACAAAGACTCTATTGACGCTTTTGAGATTCGTAGCGAGTTTGATGTAATTAAAAATCTTCAAAATGGTGGGTATGCCTCAAGACTTTTATCCGTAGATATCTTCAGTCAATCTTTTTCTTATCACGATTATTCGATTGAAACTGCAGAAGCGCAGAATAATCTGTTGAATAAATTTAAGGCAACTAATGCTCTTAAGAATATGGATAAGAAGCCAATCACTGCTACGCACGATTCTCTATTTCTAACAAACATTGCGATTAACGATACATCCTCTGAAAAATCAAATGACAGAGATAAGTGGATGATGAACCGCGCATTGCATATGACAGCAATGCATAATACCAAAATTAAAATTGTGATTCCTGGAGATATTTTCTTGAAAGCTGGTGAAGTTGTTAAGTATGAGTTTCCAAAGTTCGAAGGCGCAGATGCAAAAGGTAAAGTTCCAGATGAATATCGCACAGGAAACTATCTTGTGTCGGCTATTTGCCATAAGTTCTCTGGAATGGATAAGGGAGATTTCGAGAGCATTGTAGAGTTAGTTTCTGATTCTTTCTCAAAACAAATCCCTGCTGCAAAAGATGGGCTTGAAAAAGTCACGAGCAAATTCTCATGAAAGCGCGCAAGAATTTTATAGGTCTTGAGGGTTTTGTTTGGTGGGTTGGCGTTGTCGAAGATCGCAATGATCCAGAACAGCTTGGTCGTGTTCGCGTTCGTTGTTTCGGTTGGCACACTGAAGATAAGAAAAAGATCGCAACGAATGATCTTCCTTGGGCTCATCCAACTATTCCTGTGAATCATCCTGCAGTGTACACACCAAAAGAAGGCGATATGGTGTTTGGTTTCTTTATGGATGGTGACAATGCTCAAAATCCAGTGATCATGGGAGTGTTTCCAGGAAAACCAGAAAAGAAACCAAGATACGAAGATGGATTTAGTGATCCACGAAAGAGTTTTGGCGATGCACCAAAACGACCAGATGATAATGCAGAAGCCTATCCAAAGTCAAAGTATCTAAAAGAAGCAACAACGAATCGTCTTGCTCGCGGCAAGGCAGATAGTACAATTATTGCAACACGAAAAAAGAATCTTAAGAAGGGTGTGAAGTCTGCTGGTGGTGTGACTTGGTCAGAGCCAGCACCAGCATTTGCTCCGAAATATCCATATAATTATGCGCTAGAAACAGAATCAGGTCATGCATTTGAACTAGATGACACTCCAGGAAAAGAAAGAGTGCATCTAGCACATCGCAATGGTTCATACTTTGAGATTGACAAAGACGGCAATAAAGTCGAACGAGTGCAAAAAGACAACTATGAAGTCATCATGGGCGATGATTTCATTTATGTAAAGGGTAAAGCAGTTATCACCGTCGAAGGTAATTTTAATCTTAAAACTGCAACAGTGAATATTGAGGCTGCTGCAATTAATATGGCAGCTGATGGTGCAATTAAGATAAAAGGCAGTTCAGTGAATATTGAATCTACAGGTTCAATGGATCTCAAGGCTGGCGGTGGTGGCAAATTTACCGCAGGGGGTCGTTTGGATCTCAAAGGATCCACAGCAGGACTTGCTGGATCTGTTGTTGATATTCCTGCAGGAAAAGTCAATCTTCAGGGCGGTTCTGTTGCTTCCGCTTCTGGTGCAGGTTTAACTGGTGGCGGAACTCAAGCTGGCGAAGGCGAAGCGTCTGCAGCAACTGCTGCTCAAACTGCAGCAACTGCCGCAGGAAATAATGCAGTTTCAACATTGGGTGGAAACTTTGCAGCTGCAGCCTCTGCCGCAGCAGGGACGGTCGCTGGAGCTGCAGCAAATGCAACTAGTGCAGTTACCTCTGCTCTTACTGGTGCAACTGCTGGTGGTGGTGCTCTTGGTGGTCTATCTGGTAGCACTCTTGGTAAGGCAGTTGGCGGATTAACTTCCTCTGTTTCTGGTGTGGTCGGCGATCTAAAAGCAACTCTCGATTCTACGATCAAAGATCTTGGCTCCTCTCTTCCAATCGGAGAAATTACAGCCAAGGTGGCAAATGCTGAATCTGCGATTAATACTGCAAGAGGAGATATTTTATCTCTAACTGGATCTTCGAAGAGTGAGATTTTAGGAAAGATTACTCAAGTTGCAACAGGCGCATCAGAAAAGAACATACCATTTAATATTGATATTGATGTTCAAAATGAAATAAACAAAATTCAAAATAAAGGATTAAGCGAGATTGTCACCATAACAGGAAAACGGCTATATCCAAAAACTGAAACCGTAAACATTGCCCCAACCTCGGCAAATACAGGAGGATAAAATGGGATTTGTAACGAAAGCAGAAGCATATATCATTTCTGAACTCAAGTCGACAATTATGGACCGACTCCATATGGGCGGTTCTTTCTTACAACAGATTCCAACAGTCACGATTGGTGGACTTCCTGTTGCAATTAAGCAGGGTGGTCTTGGTGCGATTGGCGGACAACTTGGAGGAATTATCTCTCAGGTTCAAGCCGCAGCTGGAGCGATTACTGCAATTACTCAAAATCCTATGTCTTTAGTAGAGGGTGCAGTCAGCTCGCAGATCTCTGGGTTGAGTAGTCAAATTACAGCTGTTACGGGTAAACTTTCTGGCGGTCAATTAAGCGCATTAACAAACGGAATCACTGGAATACAGAATGCTCTTACTGATTTTCAGGCGCATACTCAGTTACTTTCAGGGCAAGCAACCTCTATCTCTGACACCATTCCTGATTTCAATAAACTTAAAGATGCTGGTAGCAATTTAAGTGGATTGACGGGAGAGTCACCAAACAGTTTTATTCAAAATACTGCTTCGGCACTATTCTCAGATACCAAACTTACGAATATATCAAACTCTCTACAATATGTGGTTGGACAAAAATTAGATCAGATCTCTCGATTAGATTCAGTGACTGATGCAGCTCAGATAACCACTCTCGTTAACGATTGCCAACTCCTTATAAATAATCATGCAAATACTATGAACGCTGTGGTTGACTCTGATACGCATGCATTCAACGAAGCAAGCAATACTTTAACCTCTGCAACAACAGTAGTTGGTATGGCTTCTCAGTTTACGGATACAAGTAGTGTCGGATATGCATTGTTTAGTCGAATTGGAACTGCGAGCGCAAAGACGGCATTTAACACTGCAGCGTCTGCAACGGAAACCTAAAGATGGGATTAGCAACAAGAACATTCAGTGATATCGATATGGATTTTATGCCAAATCCGATCACTGATGACATTCTTAAGAAAACAAATGAGAATGCGATCGCTCAGTCTATCGGTAATCTCTTACAGACAGCACATTATGAGAGATTATTTAATCCAGAACTCGGATGCAATTTAAAGAGATACTTGTTTGAGCCAATAGATAATATTACAACAAATAATATAATCGAAGAAATTACAAAAACAATTGTTAATTACGAGACTCGAGTTCAGTTACTTGATGTTTCCGCGAACCCTGATTATGAGAATAATGGATATGATGTTTCTATTAAATTTATTATTCGAAATGATCCACAACCAATTACAATCACCTTCTTCTTAGAACGAGTAAGATAACATGGCAAACATTGACGCAAAACTTCAAGTTGCTGAATTAGATTTCGATACAATCAAAAGAAATCTAAAGGAGTTCATGCAGGCTCAATCAGAGTTCAGCGATTACAACTTTGAAGGATCAGGTTTGTCTACGCTTCTCGATGTTCTTGCATATAATACTCATTATATGGGTTACTATTTAAATATGGTAGCCAACGAAATGTTTATTGATACCGCACTTACTCGCGGTGCAGTTGTTTCTCACGCTAAACTATTAGGATATACTCCTCGTTCTCGCGTTGCAGCAAAAGCTGCAGTTGATCTAACAATCACTCCAGTTGCGAATGATTCAAATAGTTCTATTGTAATTCCTCGTTTCACACGATTTATCTCTGAAACAAAAGACGGTACTAACTACATCTTCGTGACACCGTCTGCTCGTATTGTATCTAAGAATACAACAACTGGATTGTTTAATGTTGAGAACTTAGAAATCAAAGAAGGACAACCAGTAACATTCTCATATACCTATAACTCTCAAACAAACCCAAATCAAGTATTTGAATTGCAAGATAGCGGCATTGATACTTCAACTTTATTTGTCGCTGTACAAAAATCAACGCAAAATGCTAACCTAGAAACATTTGTGTTAGCGCAAGACGCAACTGATGTTGATGAGACAGCAGCGGTTTATTATCTTGAAGAAAATAAAAATGGTCGCTATCAGATTTATTTCGGTGATGATGTAATTGGAAAGAAACTCTCAGACGGAAATATTGTCATTGTTTCTTATGTTGTGACCTCTGGTTTATCTGCAAATGGATTAAAATCATTTCGTTTACTTGATAGTATTCTAACAAATACAACAACTACAGTAACATTGCGAAGCGAATCATCTGCTGGTGCTTTAGCAGAAACCATTGATCAGATTAAGTTTACAGCACCAAAGTCCTATATTGCTCAAAATCGTGCTGTAACAAAGAACGATTATATCGCATTGATTAATCGCGATTATCCATACTTCGAGGCAGTCAATGTTTGGGGTGGGGAGGATAATGAGCCTCCAGTATTTGGTAAAGTATTCTTCACAGCAAAACCACTCGGTGGATATGAAATAACCACAACAGAAATTGAATTTGTGAAGAACAATGTAATCAAACCATTCTCTGTTCTAACAGTAACACCAGAGTATGTTGCTGCTGACTATAATTATCTAAACCTTTCTGTTGATGTAAATTTCGATCCAACAAAAACAAATAAAACTGCAGAAGAAGTTAAAACCACAATTGTTACTGCAGTTCGCAATTTTGCAAATACTAGTTTAGATACCTTTAATAATTCATTTAAGGTTTCTCAGTTATCTCGTGTAATCGATGATTCTGAGAATTCAATTACTAGTAACGATGTTAAGGTTATCATTGAGAAAAGATTTGCTCCTGACACAACTCGCTCACAAAGTTATTCAATTAATTTTGGCACCGAATTACAGCAAGGCACAACTCTTCAAAGACTTACATCAACACCATCTTTCACCTATGTTGATAGTGCAAATGTTGAGAGAGAATGTTTTATTGAAGAAGTTCTTCAATCTTATACTGGTGTTGAGGAGATTGAAGTCACTGCTCCAGGCAGTGGCTTTACAACAACGCCATCCGTTATTATTGAAGGTGATGGTACAGGTGCGATAGCACAAGCACTCGTTGTAAACGGATCAATACGAAAGATTCAAATCGTAAATGCTGGCACAGGATATACCTCTGCTACAGCAAGAATTGATGGTGGTGGCGGAACTGGTGCAGTTTTGCGACCAATATTGCAGGGAAGATATGGTCAATTGAAGATCTTCACTATTGTGAATAGTATTAAGAAAACAGTTGTTGAGAATATCGGCACAATTAACTATAAAACTGGTTTGGTAACTTTAAATAATTTCTTCCCAACTGCAGTTTCTGATCCATTTGGTACTCTTGTAATAAAAGCAACACCAACAAAGAAAATATTCTCGTCAGAAAGAAACAGAATTATAACTCTCGATCTATCTGATCCTACTGCATTGTCAGTCACCGTAAACGCAATTATTGAGTAATAATATGGCGGCAGCTGAAAAAACAGTATCAGCATTAGTTCAAACGCAACTTCCCGATTTCATTAACGGAAATCATCCGCAGTTCAAGCGTTTCATAGAACTATACTACTCTTGGCTAGAGCAAAATGCTCCTGCTGGTATGTCCAATACTGCAGGCAATACAATTTATCATGCCATGCAAATTGGCGATTACAGAGATATCGATGAAACTCCAGATGAGTTTATTCGATACTTTAAAGATGAATTGCTTCCACATTTCCCAGAAAATCCTTCGCTCGACATTAAAAAGATTCTCAAGAGCGCAAGAGAATATTATAATAAAAAGGGTAGTGAAGAATCACTCAAGTGGCTATTCAAGGCATTATATGACACTGATTTAGAAGTCAACTATCCTAAAGAACAGATTTTGATTGCATCAGATGGTAAATGGAAAAAGCCAAGAGCATTCCGTATTACTGTCGGCGAATCAAATAAAAATGTTGATGTTAATCTACTAGAAAAGAAACTTGTCGTTGGTACAATTTCTGGCGCGACCTGTATTATTGAGTCCGCTAATCGCAGCATTGATGAAACAAATGGTAGGGAAGTCATCGAGATTTATATCTCGAACATTACCAAATACTTTAATAATGGTGAAGATATTGTTGTAAATTATGTCGACGCAAATGGTGTTGATAAAGTATTCCGTGAAAGAATTATTGGCACTCTATCAAATGTTCGTGTTGATTCAAACATTCGTACTGATCCAACACAGCGCCGTCGTGGATTGCTATACAATGTTGGCGATCCAGTTGTAATTACTGGCGGTCTTGGTACTTCTGCAGAAGCCAATGATGCTGCTGCAATAGTCGGTAATGTAACTCGTGGATCTATTGAAGCCGTTACACCAACATTCTTAGGTTATGGTTATCGAGAATACTATAACACTCAAGTCGTTGTTCTAAGAACAATTGGTGTTGATGATGATGAAGCAAACTCATCAACTGATCTTCGAGTCATTGCTCTTAATACTTCTGCATGCACATCGAATAGTCAAAAGAATTATCTAGAATCAATCACTTATGATAAGACCTCTATTGAATTTTTAGGAGATACTTTGATTAGTGCAGCAAATTTTGCACCAATGACTCCAAACAATATCAATATTATTCTCAATGCAACAGAAGAGGACTATACAGATTATTTCGAAAACTTCGAAAAAGTCTGGGCTAATGGAAATAATCAATTTGATGCATTATTTGTTGGTTATGTTGGAACACCAAATGGTAATACTGCAATTAGTGGAACCGTTAGTATATACGGTGATACATCATTAACAGGCACTGTTGAAGTATATGGTAATACTGCAATATCTGGTGCAGTGAGTGTTGATACATCTCTTGGAACTAAAACTGTTACTGGAACTGGCACAACATTCACAGCTGATTTCTCAGCTGGTCAGTTCATTAGAATTAAATTGCCAAGTAATATTTTATCAACACATGAAATTGCTTCTGTTGTTAGCGACACGCAACTAACACTAACAACGGATTTTCCGTTTACAGTCGCGTCACAGCCAGCATACAAAGCAAATTTAACTGTTAAAGGCAGTGGAACATCATTCTCTACTGAATTAACAGTGGGCGATATGATTTCAGTTAATGGAACTGTAAAACAAGTTGCTACAATCGCATCTGATACTTTACTAACAGTTGACTCTCTTTTCCCATTCTCAAGTTCTGGTAACACAATTTATGATAGTGTAGAAAGCACATCAACTGCTGTTATTGGAAGTAATACAAAATTCTCATATGAATTAAAAGCAGGACAAACATTAAGAGTTGATGGTGAAGATCAAACGATCTCAGCAATTACAAATAATGAACATCTTACTGTTACTTCTGCATATTCTACAACTGTAACAAATGAAAATGCTTATAGAATTGGTGTATTTGCTGATTACATTGGACCAGATGCTACTGACTCACTTTTAATCTATGATGCACAATATTCTGGTTCTTTAGCACAAATTTTAGCAGGACCAGGAGCAACATTGGCTGCAGTCAATAGTGGTAAGACTTGGACTATCGCTGCAGTAAGTCCTCCATATGGAGTTCCAATTCCTGCGAATGCAGAATCAATGATTGTTCAAGGATTAGATTTTGAGACAGTCAACACTGGTGGTATCTCTGCAATTTCTGTATTAGAAGGTGGTTTCGGATTTCGTGCCGAGCCATCTCTTCAAATTAGTTCTCACTATGACACTAATTGGTCTGAAGATTACGACTATAACAATTCACTAGAACAAGATACCAAGATAGGATTGTGGCAAGACTTTTCTGATCTTGGAGTGCTCGCTCATGTGTACATTAATAGTGGTGGCACTGAGTATACAGTAGGTGATGGATTAATTTTTGTTGGTCGTGGTTATGGCGCAAATGGATATGTGCAATCCGTTGCATCTAATGGAGCAATCACTTCCGTTGTTCTTGATAATCGAGGAGAAGGATATCTCGAACGACCAGAAATTATTGTGAATCGCTCTTCGGTAACATATGACACATTGAGTGGAACTGCAACAGTAAATAATAGAAGTAACCTTGTTACTGGATCATCAACAACTTTCTTATCTGACTTTTCAAATAAGAGTGTGATTCGTATTAATAGCGAGGTTCGAAGAGTTGTTGCGATCACTAATAACACAATATTACTCGTCAATTCTGCATTTACTGCAAATGCAACAGGTCAGACAATTCAAAGAAGAGATGGTGACGAGGCATCATTAACAGGCTATCTATTTGGTGACGGATTCCAAGAAACAATTGACACCTCAGCAATCGGTCGTGTGCAGGATATTCGTTTGTTATACCGTGGCTATGATTATGTTTCTACGCCAACTATCTCACTAAAAGTTCTTGATACTGTTGTTGATGCTCTCGATGAAGCAGATACTGTTTATGAGCAAGAATATATCTATCAAGGAACAACGCTCCAAAACTCAACATTCCGAGCGAATGTTAAATCTTACAACAGAACAACGAATGTTCTTCGACTATACAATTACTCAGGCACAATTAATGTCGAGCAGTCACTAGTTACTGCAAATAATCTTTACATCGATGTTGATGTCAGCGAGAGAGTTCCAGTTCCTGTTCGTGGTGTTCTTGTTGGAACTGGTCCATCAACATTCTATCCAGAATCTGTTGCTGATCTACCAAATCCAATGTACTATGGAAATGGTCGCGCTCGCGCTAATGCACAATTCGCAAACGGTCTTATCGAGTTTAATGGATTCTTCTTAAACACTGATGGCTTCCCAAGTGCTGATAAAGTTCTTCAAGATAATACAATCTATCACAACTTCTCATATGTTATTCAAGCAGAAAAAGATTTAATCGAATATGAGAATACAATAAAGAATATCTCGCACCCAGCTGGAATGTCGCTAACTGCAAAAAGAATTGCGCAAAGCGAGGATAACGCTGCAATTGTTCTATCATCAAATGCCGATGTGTTCTTACCAAAATATGATTCTTCTCGCGTAAGTGTGTTGAATTCTAGATCAAACACAATTACTGGATATGGAACAGACTTCACAAGCAGCATTGGTGGTGGTGCTGCAAATACAAAGGTTAATGTTGGTGATTTGTTTATCTTGAATTATAGTGGTGCATTTACCTCAAATTCTATTGGAAATGATCCTTCTCTCAGAACACAAACAAAGGTTGTTACTGAAGTTCTCTCAAACACATCTTTAAATGTTGAAGGTGACTTTATAATCACTGGTCAGGGTAAAGCCAATAGCAATACAGTTTATAATGCATTAACTGGTACAGTGACAATTAATCCTGCTGTGACAGGAACAGCTGTTCTAAATCCAGCAATTACTGGTACTGTAAATGTTAATGAGAAAATTACAGGAACAGTTAATGTCTACACAACTAATGTTGTTGTCGGTAATGCTACATCGTTCACAACACAAGTTCTTGTAAATGACATTCTAACAATCAATAATCAAGTAAGAAGAATTACTTCGATCACAAATAATCAACATTTGCTTGTAAATGCTGTGTTCAATTATGCAGGAACTGATAATGTTGCATATCTCTCAAATGTAGTTGTTTTGGGTATCGGAACCTCATTTGTAGGAAATGTCTTTATCGGTGATATTTTTACAGTTAATAACGAAATCCGCGAAGTGACCTTTGTCAATGCAGCGGATCGACTTGAGGTAAATGCTGCATTTACATATCCAGCAAATACTCAATTACTATATCTTCGCTCAAATGTTGTGACAGGATCTGGAACAAACTTTGATCCGCAAATTAATGTTGGCGACATAATTACTATTAATAGTGAGCCTCGGACAGTCACCGTAGTCGTAAATGATACAACGCTAAAGGTAAATAGCAATTATGCATACCATGCAACTGGAGCATCGATCTATAAACAAAATAATATTATTCTTGGTTCTGGTACAAACTTCACAGGACAACTCGCTGCAAATGATATTATTAAAGTAAACAATCAAATTCGCGAAGTCATAACTGTCACTGATGGAACTCATATAACAGTTAATGCGCCATTTATCTATTTTGGCACAGGAAATGGCATACAGAAACTACAAAATACCATTGTTCAAATCTCTGGTAATGTGAACGCCATTTCTGATATGATTGTTGCAGGTGATAATCTATCGTTTAATATTGCAGTTGCAAATGTTTATAAGGCTCAAACAGGAACTGTTCAAGTACACACACAAAATGGTAAGGTTGTAGGAACTGCAACTGCCTTTAGCACAGACTTGGTTGTTGGCGATCTCGTTGCTGTAAATAACGAGATTCGACAAGTTGTGAATATTGCGAGCGGAACAGTTATGAATGTTAACTCCGCATTCGAAGATGCTGCAACTGGAGCAACCTTATACAGAAGAGCCACAGTACAAAACGCAAATGTTGTTTCGATATCTTCTAATAACATTACATTAAATATCGCCGTTCCAGCGAATGTTTCTGGATTAGTTTATCATGTGATTCCAAATTACTCTCTTGGTACAACCTTATCTGGAACTGTGAATGTCCTATCAAGTAGTGTTGTCGTTACGGGTAATACGACATCGCCAAATGTAACTTACTTTGTTGGTAATGTTGCAGTCGGAATGAGTATCACTGTAAATAATGAGACTCGAGTTATTGCATCAATTACTAATAACGATACTCTAACCGTTACATCTGCATTCACGAATGCGGCGCAAGATAAATATTTGACCACGAATCAATCATATGACTATAGGGTCGTAACTCTAACTAAAGATCTTGGATAAACAATGAAAGCATTAATCTCGCCATTTTTCGGTAAGTTCCTTGCAGAGGACATCAAAAGTCAGTTCTCGAATGATGCCAATGTTTATATTGGTATTGGTAGATCGGTAGACTTTGGTTCCTCTGTAACAGATGTTGATCCTGTGCTTTATTCTACAATTGATATTAATTCAATCTATAGAAACCTTATCGGATTAAAGAAAATTCAATCTAACGATATGCAGTTAGTTGTTGCTCGCCGCGATTGGGTTTCTGGGATAGCCTATGATCAATATGAAGATCATGTGAATATTTTTAACTATGTTGATATTAATAATATCGGCACTGCGAATGCAAATGCAAATACTACTCTAACAGGAACAGTAAGTATTGCTGCTTCTAATGTTGTGGTTGGTACTGGAACTTCTTTCTCAAATTACATTTTCCCTGGAGATCAAATTGCAGTTAATCTTGCTGTAAAGACGGTTGTTTCCGTTACAAATGGTGATCATTTAATTGTAAGCAGTAATTTTGCAAATACGAATACTGGTGGTTCAATTGTTCTCGTAAAAAATAGTACAACGGTTGTTGCAAACTCAGCAGACTTCAGTTCTCGTGTAGCAGGAGATATTGTAAGAATTAATACGGACGATAGACAAATTGTTGCTGTTCGAAGCAGTAAAGTTATTGCTTTAAATACTGCACTCACTTATTCAAATTCTAATATTACAGTGTCTACAATTGCTAATACTTATCCGCTAACTGCAAATAATTTTTATGTTCGTAACAGTCGTGATCAAGTCTTTAAGTGCCTCTTTGATAATAATAATGCAGTTTCAACAGTAGAGCCAACCATCGATATCGATGGACAATTACCAGAAAGTCCATTCATTCAAACAGGTGATGGATATAAATGGAAGTATTTGTATACCATTCCAGCTGGTTTAAAACAGAAATTCTTTAACTCAAAATGGATGCCAGTTCTAACAGACCAAGCAGTTGTTGCTGGATCTGTTGATGGTGCTATCGATGTTATTGAAGTTTTGTGGGGTGGTTCTGGTCATGTTGCAGGAGGAAACTCCAACACCGCTCGTATCATATCCGTTACGGGAACTGACGGAGCAAATGCTAATCTAATGGCAAGAGTTGAGAGTGGTGTAATCACTGGTGTGACGATCTTGGCTGGTGGTAATAATTATACTCTTGGTACTGTGGAAGTTGATGACAATGATAAACTTGGTACTGTTACATTACCAGGAACAGTTAATGTTTCTGGCTCAATCGTCACAGCCAATCTCTCGAACAATCCATACTTCCTCGCCAATGTGTTTCCAAACGACATTGTCACAGTTAATACAGAATCTCGAAATGTTGTTACTGTTTCTGCAACACAGCTCTCATTGAATGCAGCTGTAAATAATTCGGCTTGCACTCAAACTGCAGTTATTACTCGTTCAGATGCTGAGTTTAACATTCAATTCTCTCCAGGTGGAGGTCATGGATCAAACCCATTCGAAGAGTTAGGATGCCATACTCTAATGATTTCTACAGAATTAGTTGGAACAGAAAACGATACCATCCCAGTAAGTCAGGTTGCTCAGCTCTTCGACTTTAATCAAGTTTCGATTATCCAGGATCCGATATATCGATTTGCAAACAACACAACTCGATATGCAAATTCGAATAGTTTGAGAGCAACGACTCGTCTATTTGTTGCGGATCCAGGTGTATCGAACTTTGTTCAAGATGAAACTGTTTATGTGGGTTCTACTGTTAGCAATGCTTCTGGCGTCGCTAATGTTGCTCACTGGGATCCAGGCGATAATTATTTGTATATAAATAATATAACTGGTACTTTTGCTGTCCAGGACGCGATAAAAGGCGAGTCTTCAGGAATCTCTATTCCAATTATAGAAATTGCGAATTCTGAGATTAAAGCATTTAGTGGAACTTTATTGTATACCGAAAATCGCAAAAATGTTGTTCGACTAGACAATCAGATCGACCAAATTAAAATTATCCTATCATTCTAGGTAAAAAGACATGGAATTTAACATTGAACCGTATTATGATGATTTTGAGGATAATGCGCGCGATAACAACTATATGCGCATTCTCTTCAAGCCAGGAAAAGCAGTCCAGGCTCGTGAACTCACACAGATGCAGTCTATTCTGCAGAATCAGATTAAGCAGTTCGGCGACCATGTTTTCCAAGACGGTTCCCCTGTTATTGGTGGTAATTTAACTCTCGATAATAAAGTCCGTCACATCAAGCTCCTAGAAACATTTAATAATGTCGATATTGAGATCGAAGATTTCGATCGTAAGGTTATTCGCAATACTTCTGGATCAGTACAAGCAAAGGTTCTTGCAACCTATTTCCCAACAGATGGTACACCTACTCTTATCGTAAAATATCTCACAGGTCTTGAGTTTCAAGACGGTGATATTATTAAAATTGCGGGAACAAGCACACAAGCGCAGTTAATCGCTTCTAATGCGAGTGGTCAAGCCACAGTCGTTTCTATTAATGAAGGTGTGTTTTATGTTGATGGATTCTTCGTGCAAGTTTCCGATCAAACAGTTGTTGCTGCCGCTTATGATGTAACTGCAAATGTTAAGGTTGGTCTTGAGATTAATGACACGATTGTTGACAGCGAAATCGATACAACCCTATTAGATCCAGCTCAAGGCTCATTTAACTATCAGGCTCCAGGTGGCGACCGATATCAGTTCAATCTAACACTCTCAACTCGCCCACTTGATTCTATTATCGACGAAGCGCAATTCTTCGAATTGATGCGCCTCGAAAATGGTATTATCACAAAGCAAGTTAAGTACCCAATCTATGCTGAGTTAGAAAAAACTCTTGCTCGCCGCACCTTTGACGAATCTGGCGACTATACTGTTCGCCCATTCCGCGCATCCGTAATGGATGGCACTGATGCAAATAACTATACAATTATCATTGAGCCAGGAAAAGCATATGTTAAGGGTTTTGAATTCGAAACCCTCGGACAAGTTAAGATTGATGTTGAGAAGCCAAGAAGCGCAGCTGATGTGAAATCAATTGTTGATGTTGATGTTGATACCTCTTCTGGAAATTATCTCTATGTAACATCTATCGTCTCTCCAGGACAAGGCAATGCATTTATTAACATTGCTGCCATGGAAAAGGTTGATATTCACTGCGGTACTGCAACACAAATCAATGTCGGTCTCGGCAGTTCTGCTGCAAACGGAATTATCTATCAGAATACAAAGATCGGTACAGCAAGAGTTCGCGACTTTGTTCGCGATGATAATAGCACAGAGTCGATTGTAGACAGTAATGGTGTCTATAGAGTTTATTTGACTGATGTTAACATTGTTCCAAAGGTTCTCCGCGCTGCTGGTTCTCATACATCAGATACAATCAATGTTGCTTTTGGTCAATTTATGCCAAGAAGCAACGGATTGTACAGCAATGTATCGCTAACGATTCTACCAATTAAATTAGATCCAGTCGCTGATGTGACTGTTGCATATGCAAACTCTTTCAATGTAAACGCAAATGCGAGTGGAACATTCACAAGTAAGATTGCAGTCGGTGATATTATTCGCGTTGGCGAATTCGCAAAAGAAGTTCTTCGAGTCGACTCTGGAAATCTAGTTGTCAATTCTATTTTCTCTTATGCTATGGCATGTACAGCATCAAATCCATTAGTTGTGTATAAACAATCTACACACACTCAAAATGTCACAGGTCAAACAAGAACCGTGTCTAACTCATGGTGGCAATTAGATTATGCCACACTAAAACTAGACCGCCCATTTGATAATCTAGGTGTGCCAGACTCAAACACAGTATTCCAATTAAACTTTGGTATTGATGACGCTGAGTGTATAGTTTCTGGTGTTGCGGTTGCAAACTCATTGCTTGCAAATGTTAATACGGCAATGAATGTTGCGATCGATTCTAAACTTATTAATGGTGATGTGGTGCTATCTGAGTCTCAGGACAAGGTATTCATCTATCAACTTCCTGGAACATTCGTAGCAAGAACATCAATCAATAATGTTGATTACGAACACGATAAGGCTATTTTAAATAAGGTAGTTTCTGCAACTCCTGGTGTCTTCATTATCGGTGCAGGTGATCTTTCAACAGCAACAATTCCGTGGTCAGGAACAACTAGTTCTATTCGTCAAAATCTTGTGGTTGCAGTTCGTGATAATGGTGGCTCATCTACTCCGAATGGAGCAATATTAAATCTCACATCAGCCAATGTTACAGTAACCTCTAGTCAAATTACTATCGACTCAGGTGACGCTTCACTACAATCAATTGACGCAATTGTTCGCGTTAAGGTTAATGATGCTGAAGATCTGATTCGTACTAAAACATATTATGCAGATTCTTCGTTCAGTGCCGATCCGTTCACATATCCATCATCAAATTCTTCTCAAAATACTGAGGTTTCAATAACAAATCTTGGGCATGTTGCTTCACTCAATCTAGCAAATGGTTTAATTTGGCTTTCAAATCCAACATATAATGCTGTTCGTCCAGGCGATTCAATTTCTTTATTCCTTCCAGATGTTGTGAAGGTGAATAAAGTATTGATGGGTAATACGACACATTATCCAGATGCAGATAATGTTGAAGATATTACAGAAAGATTTGTGTTCGATTACGGTCAGCGAGATGACAAATACGATCACGCAAAACTAATCTTAAAACAAGGCTATAGTTCACCTTCTGGTAAACTTCTTGTTCATGTGAACTTCTATCACCATATTTTCTCTTCTACAAATAAACTATCATTCTTTGGTCCATCTTCATATGGTGCAGATCAATATGATGATAACTTAATTCCAATATACACTGATACAAATGGAAGAATTCTCTATTTACGAGATTGTTTAGACTTCCGCCCATCAAGACCAATTGGCGATACTGCGGACACATTCAATGTTCCAGCATTCCCACAACCAGACTCAACAACTGAGTTGTCATTTAATTATTATCTACCTCGTATCGACAAACTTGTATTGTCAAAGGATAAAGAGTTCCGAGTAATTAAAGGTAAGTCTGCAGTCATTCCATCTATTCCAAAGGATGACGATGATGCAATGACATTGTATACATTGCGCTTGCCTCCATATGTGAACGATGTTCAAGATATTCGTACAGAATATAATGAAAATCGTCGTTTTACGATGAAAGACATTTCAAGTATTGACAAGCGTGTGCAAAAACTTGAATTCTTTGTTTCTCTAAACAATGTTGAAAATCTAGCCATGTCTGATAAGACATTGTATGAAGACAATACAGAGAAAGAAAAGTATGGTATTGTTGGAGAAAACTTCCGTAACTTCTCAATCGCTGACTTCAAAGATCGCTCATTTAGTTGTGCACTTGATCAAGGTTTCTTGACTCCAAGAACAACCACAATACCGCTTGCATTTAAGAATAAGACACTAGCGGATATGAAGTTAAATAAGAAAACGATCTCATTGAACTTCACTGAAACACCAGCAATTTCTCAAAATCTTGTTTCAGATAAGGCAGTTTCTGTGCAGCCATTCTTGTTTGGTCAATTTAATGGCATTGTAGAAATGTCACCAGAAACTGATTTCTGGACTGATAATCAACTCAAGCCAGAGATTATTACTGTACCAGAAAGAGTACGCATTGAACATACAACAGTAATTAAAGAAACTATCATTGAGAAGCAACCACAAATCACAATTGAACAAATTTTCCCAACAAGAAATGTTGAGACAATTATTATTCGTGAACCTGCGGTTCTTCCACCATCACCTCCACCAGAGGATGATATTGTTGTTAAGCATCCTGACCCACCAATTGTTGTTGAGCCAGAGAGACCAGTGGAGCCACCTCCACCGCCACCTCCACCAGAGCCACCACCACTACCGTGGGAGCCACCTCCACCTCCACCTCCACCACCAGAGATTATCGATGTTGGCACTCCACCAGAAGTACCAATTTGGATTCCTATTGAGCCACCGCCTCCAGAACCAGAACCAGTAGTTGTTGTGACGCAACCTATTCGTACTGGCGGTGGTGGTGGATGTGTTGTCCTTGAAAGTTTTGTTCCACTCATTGAGAAAAAACTTCATAATGGTAATCCTGTCACACAAGCATATATGCTCATGGATGGCATGGACATTCTTCTTGCAAATGCGCAATCTCTCGATACAACTCTCGGTAAGGTTGTGCATACAGCAATTGAATTGCAGCCATGCGTAAGAATTACAACTGAGTGTGGAACATCTCTCGTTTGCTCAACAACCGCTCCAATACCAACCTTAAATAGTGGTGTGATGAAAGCACCAAATTTGATTGGACAAATGATCGGTGTAAATAAAAATAATGAGTCTGCTTGGAGAGAAGTTGTAAGTATTGAATATCTCGGCGAGAAATTTGTTCGTGTAATTGACACTGGAGATAATTGTTTCTGGGCAGGTGAGACAGAAGCAGGTTATATTCTGCACCATAATGCACGATTTGAATATGACTCGCTCGAATTCCGCAAAGATTGATTTCTAGGAAAAATAAGAACATGATTAAAACAGAGTTTGGAACAGTAGTTGTCGATACAAATCTTGTGCCATATATGCGCGCAAGAGACATCGAATTTACAGGAAGAAATCTAAAACCTGGAAAGATTGCATCAATCTTTTTCGATGATATCGCAGTAAACCGTTTTTGTCAGGTTGCAAACAAAGTAGAAATCGATGCAAAGAAAGTTATTGCCTTCTCGTCAAATTCTTCTACTGCGCCGACTGCTGGAGAACTAGTTTATCAGGGAAGTTCTAGCGCATCAAATACATTCTCTGCAATTGTAGACACTTACTTTTCTGGTAATACTTCTTTCGTTATTCGTTCACTATCAGGAAACTTCGATCCATCAGCATCAATCTTTGTCGAGAATGGATCTTCAGTAACTTATGCAAATTTATCGATTATCAGTGCTACTGAATATGACAATTCCGATTCTTTCTATCCAGGCGAAGGTGTGATTGCTACTGGTGCATTGGGAGGAAAAATATTTGCAAAAGTTATCGCAACAAGCGGCGACGATGTTGTTTATCTAAATCAAAACTTTCACAACTTAAATGTTGTGGCAACTTCTGGTTCAACACTATCAGACTATTCATCAAAGTTCAGAGTCGGCGATCTTGTTTATCAGACAGCCGACGGTGCTGCAAGATATGACCTTGCAACATTCCGCGCACATATTGAATATATCAATCTAACAGACGGAAAAATTGCTCTTAGACCAATTGACGGTTATATGCTTGCCAATGCTACAAGCACAAGCACGAATGCAAATGTAAGATTGTGGTGTATTACTGATACTGCTTCGCCAAAACCACTTCATCTTGAAACATTCAATCAATCAGGATTCCCAGTTGGTTCTTATCTTAAGAGCGTTGCAAATTCTGCAAATATTAAGATTACATCATATACTCACACCTCTGGTGTCCTTGCAAACACATTAAATTCTGGATTGACTCAAGTATTGCTTCCAACCAGTGCAAATACTTCAGGTGCTGCTGGTAATTTGATCTACTTTACCTCTGGAACATCAGCAGGATCTTTAAAACTGATTACAGCTGTAAGTGGAAGAACTGTAACTCTTGATTCAGCACTTGAACTAGATTACTCTTCAAATACACATTATTCTATTGGTAACTTTGTTGTCGATGACACTAGTTGTTTGGCTGGCGTGTTTCAGGTTCCAGCATTTCCTGGATTTAAATTTAAGACAGGTAATCGCGTCTTAACGATTACTGATACTTCTACAGTTGATGATCCAGATTACGCAATGCGTGCTGCTGGGTCATTTGTTTCTAGTGGTATCTTAAAAACAACACAAAGAATTCAAACGACACCAACATTACAGCCAATGCCTGAGGTGGATGCTGACGCATTAGTTCGTCCAGTTTCTCCATCAGAAAGATCATATAATTCAGATGCTGTAAAAAATCCAAAGACTTCATCTACGGGGTCAACAACTCCACGAATTAATCTTGGTGATGGATTATCTCAAACCTTTTTCACACCAAAACCAAAAATCAACGCGAACAAACAAGACTATGGTATGTTCGTAACCTCTGTTGATTTGTTCTTTAAGAGTAAACCATTAACTTCGCTCGGCTCAATGCAGCTTCCAATTACATTGAAGATTGCCGAAGTTCAAAATGGTTATCCAACAAAGAATTATCTTGCTGCTAAAACAATTCAATGTAAGGATGTTAAGGTTTCTAATGTCCCAAGTACAGGAAACTCAGCAACGATTACAAAGTTTACTTTCGATGATCCAGTATTCTTAGAACCATCACGCGAATATGCGCTCGTTCTTGGATCTGATTCACCAGATTATGAGGTCTTTATTGCTGAGATTGGAGCTGATGTTCTCGGTGTGACACCAACTCGTCGTATCTCTGAGCAGCCATATGCTGGCTCATTCTTCCGATCACAAAACTCATCAACTTGGACACCATATCAAAATCAAGATCTAATGTTTGTAATCAATAAGGCAGTTTTCCACAATGCTGGTGATGGCACTGCTCAATTTGCTCTAGATTCTGCTCCACAAGCGAATAATTATGTTGATAAAGTTATCTTACTCGCTTCCGATTTAGATTTCCCAGTCACCGATCTATCTTATAGCCTTCGTGGCATTTATGCAAATGGTAGTGGAACAACTCAAGAAGGAGCAAGCGGTGTAGAACTCACAAAGTTTGCTCCAATTGAATATGGCGCATTACTTGATAAGTCGAATAAGACCTCAATCAATCGCCGTAAATTGCTCAAAGGTGATGCAAACAGTTTCATCATGACTTTGACAATGTCTACTTCAGATCCAGATATCTCACCAGTTGTAAACATTGAGCGACTTGGATTAACGGCTTCAAGATACCTCGTTGATAATGCAGGCATTCCAAATACAACTATCTCTTTATTGGGTTATGGTACTGGATACAATGCAGTTATCGCTGCAGCAAATGTGACCAATGGGCAAGAAAAGGTTCATGGTACTAACGATGCTGCAATTACCGCAAATGCTGCTCTCTATCGTCAATATATCTATGCAAATAGCCACCATATTGGTTTCTATGCTATTAATATTTCTGGTGGTGGTGGAACTGGCGCAAAGGGTTTTGCTGTTGCAAATACTGATGCACAAAATGTTGTAAGTTATGTTGTTATTACAGATCCTGGTAGTGGATATCTAACCACTCCAACGATTCAAATTATTTCTGGTAATGCGACACCGAATGCAAATGCAACAGCGGTTATTGCTGGCGAGACAGGTAAGTCTGGCGGTAATATTCAAGCCAAGTATATCAGCCGAGAAATCGTCCTTGAAGATGGATTTGAATCGGGTGATATGAGAGTGTTTATGGACGCAATCCGTCCAACTGGAACAGATATTAATGTTTATTATAAAGTCAAGTCTGTAGAAGATAACGATCGCTTTGCAGATAAGAGCTGGCAATTAATGCAGAAAGTTAAGAACAATTATTCTAAGAGCGCAAGATCTTTAATTGGACTAGAGTTTAGACCAGACCTTCTTGAAAACAGACTCTCTTATGTCGAAAATGGAATCACATATCCAATCGGCGGTAAGTTTAAATCATTTGCAGTTAAAGTTGTTCTAACAACAACCGATGCATCATTAGTACCAAAGGTTAGAAATCTTCGTGTGATTGCAACTCCAGAGGGTTAATTTATGGAAGTCAGGGCAAGGATTAAAGAAAATCCTGATTTTGTGAAAGACGAACGAGGAATTGCTGTTTTAAACACAAACAAAGCAGCTGTCTCAAAACATGAGATTAAGATGGCTGAATTGCGTCGCCAGAAGCAAATCGACGACGACCTAAATAACCTGAAGTCTGAAGTTTCAGATATTAAGGGTATGCTTTCCCAAATTTTAAAAGCCGTTAATGGCGAGAAATAGACATGGCAAATACAGTTAATGTAGGAATTACAACTAGCGCATGCACTTTTAACCAGTGGCGCATCACCGACAATCTCATGGCAAATGATGTTAATGAGATTGCTCGTGGCGATTTCATTAAAAACAGAGGAAACATCGAACTTACAAATGGTAAAATTACACTATCTAATTCATCTGGTGGTGTAATTCTTGATGTTCATGATGATACAAATATCGATGGAACTCTTACGGTAAAAGACATCGAAGTCGATAATACCACAGGTCATGTGTATGTCGATGCTGGTGATATTCGCTTCTTCAGAATGGGTTCCGCTGATCGTTTTTGGAGTAACACCAACACGACATTCTTCTGCGCAAATGTCTCTGTAACTAATGCTACAGTCGGAACATTAAATGTTAATAATCAATTAACAACTATCAATACAACCGTTTATAATATTGCGAATACAAGTTTACAGGCAACGATGAATGTTCATCCTGCGAATACTTGGTTCTTTGGCGCAAATGTGAATGTTCAGAATACTGGTTCTGGGTCTCTAAATGTTTACAATCGATTGACTCATGTCAATTCTGGTAATGTATACATCGGAAATAACGATCCTGTTTCTAAGTTTATCGTCGAGTCGCAAAATGCGATCTTCTTTGGAACGAATGTTGTCATTTCAAATACGACCACTGGCACATTTAATGTTGATAATCGAATTGTATTCGTTTCTTCACCGAATGTAATCTATTCGAATACACATTCAAGCGCAAGATTCAATGTGTTCCCAAATACATTCTTCCATGGCGGTGAAGTAAACATTGCAAATACTGCAATGACAACGACATTCAATGTCCATGCTCAAAACGCGAACTTCTTTGGAACCAATGTTGATATTTCTAATACGACTGTCGGCGGCACATTTAGCGTTAACTCAAATACCTTTTTCACTGCGGCGAATGTTACATTCGCAAACATCGGTTCAGGCGGTACTGTTAATGTTGCAACGAATACAAACTTCTTTGCTGCTAATGTTCTTGTATCAAATACAACTGTCGGAACATTAAATGTTGATAACCGTCTGGTATCAATAAGCGCACCAAATACGATCATCTCAAACACTCATGGTGATGCGCGATTTAATGTCTTCCCAAATACCTACTTCTTTGGTGGACATGTTAATATTGCAAATGTTTCTCAAGGCGCAACATTTAATATCACTCCAAACACTTTTATACTATCAAATGCAAATCAGTTTGGTACGCTTAATGTAACAAATAATGTTGCGGTATATAACCTTGCTGTGAGCAATAATGCAACTGTTTCTTGGAATGTGACTGCTGGTAATGTTTATGTTAATGGAAATACGAGCACTGGTAATTTAGAATCGCGCGGAAATGTCACAGCAGTTGATACGATTAGCGTATCCAATACAACGACTGGCAATGGTATTATTGCGGCAACGGCAAACATTTACGGTAATAATATCGTAGCCAAGGCAAATGTTCTTGGAACCAATGCAGTATTGACACAGAACACAACCTCTGGAAATGTCATCGCTGCAAATGTGATCGTTTCCGAAGTGATCACAGTATCTAATGTAACTACTGGAAATGGCGTCGCAGTTGAATCTGCAAATATCTACGGCAATAACATAATTGCGAAAGCAAACTTTGCTGGTTCTAATGCAGTATTAACTCAAAATGTTTCTGCTGGAAACATCGCAATTACGCAAAATACGACGACAGGAAATCTAGTCGTAACGCAAAATACAAGCAGCGGTAATGTTTCTGCTGCGAATGTAATTGTTTCTCAAGTAATTACAGTATCTAATGTAACAACAGGTAACGGTGTTGCAGTTGAGTCTGCTAATGTTTATGCAAATAACTTTGTTGCTAAGAATAATGTTCTAGCACCACAAATTAATGCAACAACTAATCTAAACACTGCTTACCTATATGTTTCAACTCTCACGAATGTTTCTTGCGCTAATATCACTACACTATTTGTTCAAGACCTAACAGTAACCAATCCAATTGCTGCTCCTGCAGAAACTAGCGGATCAGCATATCGCCTCCGCGTTGGTCAAGGATCAAGAGAAGATGGCTACTTTGGATTGAATCTTGGGTCTACCGCAAATGGAAATGCTTGGATTCGTTTTGATACTTCAGCTGGTAATGTATGGCGTGTAACTGCAAATAGCACTGAAGGAACTTACTACACTATCTTAACTCGTCAGAATCTTTCCGATTCAATTACTACAACTGATTCTACAAATGCAGGATCTTTGACCGCAGTTAAGAGTGCAGCTGATATTGCGAAGGATGCTTATGCTTCTTCTAATCTTGCGGCAAATACTGTTGCAGTTTATGCGAATGATGCGGTTATTCTTGAAAAATCTAATGTCAACTTCAACAACTCTGCATCAATTAATGTTGCAGCTGGTGTTCACGGATCGTTTAGTAATCGTTCCAATGTTGCATTTACATTAAATACTGCATCAATATCTTCAATTGGTACACTTACAACACCAACTACTCTTGCGACAAATGTGACAGTTTCTCAGAGCCTTAATGTTTCTGGAAATATTACTGGTACATTGAAGTCAACAAAGGATTACTTAAACACTTCAACTGTTTCTGGTGCTGTGACTGTTGACTTGAATGGTGGTAACTGGTTTAAGTATACCTTATCAGGAACACCAACCTTCACCTTTGCAAATGCTCCAGCCTCTGGAACTGCAATGACCGTAACACTACTTGTGTTGCAAAATGGTACTGGTGGTTATACGCCAGCTTGGGGTAATACAATCTACTGGGCTGGCGGTCTCGTTCCACCAGCATCTACTGGAGCAAATAAACTGGATATGTGGACATTTACAACAACTGATGGCGGAACCTCGTTTATCGGAACATTGGCTGTTAAAGACGCGAGATAATCGCTATGCCAAGACCGTTTGAGTTAAATAAAACATGGATAGTTGGACCGTCTAGAGGCACAACTTCATTTAATGCTCCAGGAAGCATTACAATCGACTATGGTCGCCATGTTGCTAAAGTTTCAGGTCGTGGTGGATCTGGGAACTCACCAGTAGCATCTGCTTGGATTACAAACTACAATACCAATTATAATGTCGCATATCCAGTTGCGAACCAACCAGCAAACGCTTGGACAATTAATTATAGTCCAAACTACAATGTGGCTTATCCAATCGCAAATCAACCAGAAGGTAATGTGACACCAGGGGCGCCAACTCGTCCAGCAACAACCTGGTCAATTAATTATAATGCAGCTGTGTATCCAGTTGCAAATCAACCAGAGGGTAATGTAACTCCTGGTGCGCCTACCAGACCTGCGACTGCATGGTCAATTAATTATAATGCAGCTGTGTATCCGATCGCCAATCAACCAGAAGGCAATGTGACTCCTGGTGCACCAACAAGACCTGCAACTGCATGGTCAATTAATTATAATGCGATCACATATCCAGTTGCAAATCAACCAGCCACTGCCTGGGCAATTAACTACATAACGAACTATAATGTTGCATATCCAGAAGCGGCTCGTCCTGCGACTGCTTGGGTGATTAACTATAATATAATTTACCCAGTCGGTACTACACCAGCAAATGCTTGGTCAATTAATTATAATGCTATCACATATCCGATCGGAACTCAACCAGAAGGCAATGTAACTCCTGGTGCACCGACTCGACCAGTTACTGCATACTCAACCAATTATAATGCTGGCGTATATCCAGAACAAGGAAGACCAGAAACTGGTCGACCAGTGACTGCATGGTCAACGAATTATAACGCTGGCGTTTATCCTGTCGGAAATTATAATTTAGGCAATCGACCAGCAACTGCTTGGATTACTAATTATAATACGATCACATATCCCGAGGCTGGTCGACCTGTAACTGCTTGGACTACTAATTATAATACAAACTATAATCCTATCACATATCCAGAAGCGGCTCGCCCTGCGACTGCATATATATCGAATTATAATAGTCCTACTTGGAATGCTACACTAAATATCGATGGCAATGTGATGGAAATTGGCAATGATCCGATTTCAATCTATAATAACTTTTATGGTTCGCAAAATTATCCTTGGCAGGGAAATGGACCAGCTCCATCACCAGTAAATGTCTATGGAAATATCACTTCTCCGTCGTATGGTCCTGGAACTGCATACATACTTTATGAATCATTGCCAGGATCTGTTGCTAACCAACCAGCAACTGCATGGACGATTAACTATAATACTGGTGTATATCCAATCGGCAATCAACCAGTTGGATCAACTCCAGCTAGCGGCTGGATAATTAATTACAACACTGGTGTATACCCAGTAGCGAATCGACCAGCCACTACTTGGGTTACTAATTACGGCACAAATTATAATGCGATTACATATCCAGTGGCAAATCAACCAGCAAATGCTTGGGCAATTACTTACACTATCGTTTATAATGCGATCACATATCCGATAGCGAATCAACCAGCAACTGCTTGGGCAATTAATTACATAACGAACTACAATGCTGTATACCCAGAAGCAAACCGACCAGTAAATGCTTGGTCAACGAATTATAATGTTGCAAATGGTCCAGAGGCTGCGCGCCCTGCAACTGCTTGGGCTATTAACTATAATTCAGCCATATATCCGATCGCAAATCAACCAGAGGGGAACACCACTCCTGGTGCACCGACTCGTCCAGTAACCGCATATTCAACAAATTATAATACTGGCGTATACCCAGAAGCAACAAGACCAATTAATGCATACTCAATCAATTACATAACTAACTATAATGTTGCATACCCAGAAGCAGCAAGACCAATTAATGCATACTCAATCAATTACATAACTAACTATAATGTTGCATACCCAGAAGCGAATCGTCCAGTAACAGCATGGACAATCAATTATACAACAAACTACAATGTTGCATACCCAATCGCAAATCAACCAGAAGGTAATGTGACACCAGGCGCACCAACTAGACCTGGAACTGCATTCTCAACCAATTATAATGTTGCATATCCAATTGCATCTCAGCCGATCGCAAATCAGCCGATAACTGCATATACTCCTGGAACAGTAGGAACTCCGACAACAGTTCTTGGTGTTTATCTTCCTGGAGGACCAGTTTCGACAGTTGCTCCATATGTCCCAGCAACAGAAGTTGTCTATTGGAGTTTCCCAGACTATCAGACACACCCAGTCTCAGTGCCTCCAGGTGGATATATTGATATTCAGATTGAATAAGACCTAAGAATAAAAACGAATAAATAAGTACATGCCCTCAAAAGAGGGTCGTGTCTCCACGCAAATTTCGGAAAGATAATGCCAAGAAGTACGGATTTAGGTAAAAGTTGGTTGGGTGGTGGTTCGCGTGGATCGCAAACTTTTAATGCACCTTCCTCTTTAACAATTCCATATGGTCGATATAAAGGAACCGTCACAGGTCGTGGCGGTTCAGGTAATGCTCCAGTTTCTTCTGCCTGGACAATCAATTACAACACCAATTATAATGTCGCGTATCCAATCGCGAGTCAACCAGAAGCCAATCGTCCATCTACTGCGTGGACAATTAACTACAACACGAATTACAATGTAGCCTATCCGTTGGCAAATCAGCCAGAGGCTGCTCGTCCACCTACCGCTTGGACAATTAACTATAATACCAATTATAATGTCGCTTATCCGATCGCCACACAACCAGAAGCGACTCGTCCATCTACTGCTTGGACAATTAATTACAATGTGGCGTATCCAATCGCCAATCAGCCAGCGACCGCTTGGACAATCAATTACAATACAAATTACAATGTTGCTTATCCATTAGCGAACCAACCAGCAACTGCTTGGACGATCAACTATAACACTAATTACAATGTCGCGTATCCAATTGCGAATCGCCCAGAAGCCGCTCGACCAGCAACAACTTGGTCGATTAATTACAATGTGGCGTATCCGATCGCAACACAGCCAGAAGCAGCGCGACCAGCCACTACTTGGTCAATTAATTATAATGTCGCATATCCGATTGCGAACCAACCAGCGAATGCTTGGACGATTAACTATAACACAAACTACAATGTCGCATATCCAATTGCCAATCAACCAGCGAATGCTTGGGTAATCACTTATAATACCAACTATAATGTTGCATATCCAATCGCGAATCAGCCAGAATCTGGTCGACCAGCAACAGCGTATAGCATAACCTATAACACAAATTATAATGTCGCTTATCCAATTGCAACACGACCAGAGCAGGCTCGACCAGCGACCGCTTGGTCAACAAACTATAATGTAGCATATCCAGTTGCGAACAGACCAGAGCAGGCTCGACCAGCGACTGCATGGTCAACGAACTATAATGTTGCATATCCAGTTGCGAACAGACCAGAAGCAGCAAGACCAGTTACTGCTTGGTCGACTAATTATAATGTCGTTTACCCAGTAGCAAATCAACCAATTGCATCCTATAACACACCAAACTCATATAATCATTATGTTAATTATACTGAGTATAGTAGCGTATATGGTGGTCCCTTTTATTATAGCGGCGCAAACGATCCAACTGCATATGGATCATCTCCAACTTGTCCAAGTCCTTCTTATTATGAAGCCACTTTTTATTACTTTTTCCCAGCGCAATATTATGTGCTCTATGTAGCATATGTCTGCACTGGTGTTGGAAATAATGCAAACTATAATACCAACTACAATGTCGCGTATCCAATTGGGACTCAGCCAGCCACTGCATATACGATTAACTATAACACAAACTACAATGTGGCGTATCCGATTGCTAACCAGCCAATCAATGCATACACAATTAATTACAATACAAACTATAATGTTGCATATCCGATTGCGAATCAACCGATCAATGCATACACAATTAATTATAATACAAACTACAATGTCGCATATCCAATTGCAAATCAACCAGAGTCTGGTCGACCAGTTAATGCTTGGGTGATCACTTACAACACTAATTACAATGTCGCATACCCAATTGCAAGCCAACCAGAGTCTGGTCGACCAGTAACTGCTTGGTCAACAAACTATAATGTTGCCTATCCAATTGCAAATAGACCAGAAGCCGCTCGTCCCGCAACAACTTGGTCGACGAATTATAACACGGTATACCCAGAAGCAAACCGTCCAGTGAATGCTTGGACAATTAACTACAATACAAATTACAATGTCGCGTATCCAGAACAAGCAAGACCAATTAATGCTTGGACGATCAATTATAATACAAACTATAATGTTGCCTATCCGATTGCAACACAACCAGAAGCCACTCGACCAGTGACTGCATGGACATCTAATTATAATGTGGCGTACCCAATTGCTACGCAACCAGAAGCCACTCGTCCTGCGACTACTTGGTCAACAAACTACAATACAATCTATCCAGAAGCCAATAGACCAGTGACTGCTTGGACAATCAATTATAACACCAATTATAATGTCGCTTACCCATTAGCGAATCAACCAGAAGCTGCAAGACCAGCCACTGCATGGACGATTAATTATAATTCAAATTATAATGTAGCCTATCCGATAGCGACGCAGCCAGAAGCGGCTCGACCACCAACTGCGTGGACGATCAATTATAATACCAATTATAATGTCGCTTATCCGATTGCCAATCAACCAGAAGCAGCAAGACCAGTTACTGCATACACTCCAGGAAACCCTGGAACTGCAACAAATGTTCTTGGTGTTGCTCTCCCAGGCGGTCCTGTCGATCTTTCTGGATTTGGTGGAGATCCTGGCACTGCCCCGACAGTTTCCCCAACTGTTGTCTCATACTTTGACTATCCTGACAATAGTAACTATCCAGTCACTGTTCCTCCAGGTGGTCAGGTAAATGTAACGCTCGAGTAAAATATACTTGATAATTTTTCATAAATAGTTTATAATTTGAAGTTGCAATTGTTTTGAGGTGATTTATGCCATATCCTGTACAAAAATATGTACGCGAATTGAATCAATTTTGTATCGTTAATGATGCATTTACGCAAGAAGAAGTAGATAAGATCATTGATCTTGAAGATCTGCAAAAGTTCCAACGAGGTGGAGTTGGTGGTGGCGGTGGTGCAGGTCAAGTAAACAAAAAAGTCCGCGACAGTGATGTTATGTGGATTCATCATGAACAAAACTCAGACTGGCTTTTCCAAAAATTTGCTCATTTAACATCAATGGTCAATTATGACTATTTCATGTATGAGATAGATGGATTCGAGAATTTCCAGTACACCGTCTATAAAGCAAAAAATAAACAACACTATGACTGGCATATTGACGCTGGTAATCTTTATTCCAAATACGAAAGAAAAATCAGCGCAACCATAGTTCTAACTGATCCTGACGATTATGAGGGTGGAGAGTTTCAATGCGTTCTTCATGGTCGTGTTGATGAGCCAATGACAATTAAACCAAAAAGAGGAGATGCAGTTTTCTTTGCCTCTTGGATGCCTCATCGAGTTACACCTGTGACAAAAGGAACTCGTAAATCTCTTGTATGTTGGGTAATGGGCGAAAGGTCATGTTAAATTTGAAACGAATATTTGGTAATGAAATTATAGAATTCTACTGCCATCCAAATTTAGAAGGCATAATCCCAGAACCAAAAGCAGCGGTTAAAAATCTTCCAGAGTGGTTCAAAGATCTTGCACCAACTCATGGTGATGAGGATTTCAGAGATGCATTTGGTAATAAAGCAATGTCAGCAAAGAAATGTTTGCCGATGCTTGATGCAATGTCACTCGGTTATATGATTCCCTTATATGCTGATTTACATATTCGCAGCAATCATGATAATAGTCAAATTGAAGTCAAGAATCCTCCAGGTGCCACTGTTTGCGAATTTCATGATGCAGGACAATTGGGTGGAAAAAACAAATTAGGCATCAAGCATGGTAATGCACTCAAATTTATTAATCGATGGGTGATCAAAACAGCTCCAGGTTGGTCAACGCTTTTTGTTCCACCACTCAATCATTTCGACCAACCCTTTACTTGTTTATCTGGTTTTGTAGACACAGATGCATATCCAAAAGAAGTTAATTTTCCAGCAGTACTAAAGATCTATGACGCAGATATACATCTTCCTGCAGGTACACCACTGATCACTGCAATTCCAATCAAGAGAGATTCATTTCCGAAAAAACCAAAAGTAAGAAAAATGACTAATAAGGAAATGCGAACTATTGAGAAAATTCAGCGCACTCAAGATATGAGAACGCATCACTATACATATGAGTTGAGGAAGAGGGATTAATTATGTTTAATTGGTTTCGAAAAGATGACATTGATTTTAAATTTGCCGATAATGTCGAAGGCGCAGTTTATCCTCACTATCCACCAGTTCTTGCAAAAGATTTAAAACCTCTTAAGGAACATCAAGAAAAGAAATATGGAGACTATAGATTTCCAGGATGCCCTGGAATGCATGATTATGCTCGTCTGGGATATATCATACCAGCATGGACGAATTTTCATATCAAAGCAAACAAGGCAGGAACAGTAATTATCGCAGGAAGCAAAGGTGAAGATGCTGTAAAAAGGCACACATTAGTTAGACAAGCACAACAAATGGCAAAAGACATTACTGATGGTACATTTCAACTTGAAAATGGTGTTGATGGTTCTGTCTGGAATGCACCAGGAGCATGGAGAATTCATTCGACTAAAAAAGTCTCATGTTTAATTCTACCAGCATTTTTTCATAGCAATTTTCTCGATGATCTTTATGTCTATCCTGGAGTTGTTGATTATAATAAGTTTACTGTAATCAATTTTATTTTTACAGCAAAAAGACCTTGTGAAGTAGAAATTAAAGCAGGTGATCCATTACTTCATGTAATACCATTTATCACATCCAAAGATATAGTTGCCTCATACGGACCATCAACACAAAGAGAAAGTGATTTAGGTAAGATTCCAAGATGGTTTCATGAATCTAATTTTTATAGAAGATATTATATGATTCGAAAGAAATTTAAACTTGTTAAGGATTTTGAATGAAAAAGATATTCGTAAATGTTTGCTCATATAGAGACAAACTACTCGCACCAACTCTTGAAAGTGCCATGGAAAATGAATCTGGTCGCAATCAGATTGTGTATGGTGTTTTTGAACAAACTGCATTAGAAGATAGTTTAAAGACAAAGTATCCGCATCTAGCAACTCACAAACGAGTTCGTTATAAGCGAATTGATCCAGAATATTCTGACGGTGTGGTTTGGGCTCGCGGTATTAATGCGATGCAAATCTATGAAGAAGAGTTTCAGTATCAAATCGATTCTCATATGCTCTTTGATAAAGGTTGGGACAATTATCTAATTCTAGATTATATGCAAGCCTGTAAAGTTGCTGGGCATGATAAAGTTCTTCTCACCTGTGGCACAAAGAATTTTGACCTTGATGGTGATCGAATTACCAAGCACACACTCACAGATGATATTTCAGTCAATCTTGGTTATTATCAGTTTGATAAGAATATGAGACTTCATGCTCATGGTCCGTGGGTTCCTGCGCGCGATGTTGTTTCACCATCTCGCCATATTTGCGCTGGCAATTTCTTCGCTCCAGCGAAATGGGTTCGTGAGGTTGGATACAATACGAATATCTTCTTCGAAGGTGAAGAACAGATGTTCGTAATAACCTCTTTCGTAAAGGGATACAAGATCTATCATATGAGAAGAGCAAAGGTCTATCATTATCTTCGTTCTTCAAATTACGAGACGAAACAAACTGTCAACCCAGTGGTAAATGCTCGGAAAATTCGAATGAATCAAGAAAGATCTGAAAAGGAACTCAGCAATTATCTCTATTCTCTCGATGAGGAGCAACTCGAGGCTTTCCGCAAGTATTCGGGTGTCGATTATATAAATAGAAAATTAGAGGAACGAGCACTCTCTAGGCATCTGAAGGCAGATCCGAGTGTAGAAGTCGACTGGGAAGTTCCGAATAGAGAGTAAAGATGAGTGGAATAAAAAGAGCGACATTTAAGGTATTTGGTGGACCTGGGAGTTGTTCAGTTCCAGAAGGGTGCACAATAGCATTCGATAAAGATGCAACCTTTCAATATTATCCCTCCAATACAATGAATTACTTGCTGGCTGTCACAGGAACAACTAGTTGTATAAATGAAGATAATGATGTTTATCTTGCAAATAATCTATACGCGAATACTTGGTCTTCATATATCGAACCATGGGATTATAGCAAATCAGTAAGGGTTAATCCTACTAATGGAGTATTTGCGTGGATTACTACTGAAAATGTGACAACCTCTGAGTGCACATTTAAAGCCGCCAATGTTGTTAATGAGTCGATCTCTCATACGAGCGATAAGAAAACATTTTTATTTGTTTATGGAGAAGATTTTCTTATTGACGGAGAGAAAAAGACGAAGCCAGACAGTAATAATATCTTAGCCGCAAAAACATTTGTCAATGTATATCCTCCAGGAAACACTGTGACAAAGACGATTACTGCTAATTCTACACCTGTTACGGTTGTGGTTATTGAAGTAAACTAAAAAAACACCATTCTGCTCTGCGAATACCCTATTTTATAAATAGAGCAATAATAATAGGATTTCATAAATGGCGCAGTTTATAGAATTGGATCTGGACCAGGGTGCAGATTTTACCGTTGATCTAGACTTGATTAAGGATGATGGCAGTGTTCT